AGCTTTGTGCAGGCGCTTCACGTCATCTATTGTCAGTCGTGCCATGATTACACCCTCCTTCCTTCAAGCGCGGCCACCACATCGAGGATGGTGGTCAGTGATTCAACATCCAGGTGGTACGTCTGTATGCTATTGTGACCAGCATACTTGTACAGCGGAGTGGTCTTGTCTGTGCTTACCGCATCGTAGGCCGTTCTCGGCTCATTCTTGCCATTCACGGTGTGCGTGATGGCCCGGAGTTCAAGCAGCTGGCATTCGCCAACCTTGCCCTTTTCCAGAATGACATCGTGGGCAACGAAACTGATGCTACCACCATTGGCCACGACCTCCTCGCGGATGCCGGCCAACATCTCCTTCCGGAGTTCTGCGATGCGCGCCCTTGCGGCCTGGACATCGCTCTTGATTTCAGTGTACTTTCTCATGGCTTATCCCTCCATCGGCTGAACCATACCATTGCTTTCCGAGAACGTCACCTCGCTGCACAGGACTTCATACATTTCATGCTCGACGCCGGCAATGTTGATGTATTTCACGCGACGGAGACGGCCATGCACGCGAGCTACCATTCCTTTCTGCGCATGGTCAAATGCGCCAGGAGCGCCCCATGCACAGCAGTTGAACCATGTTACATCAATCACCGCCTGCCCTTCCTCATCCTTGCTGGATGCTTCCGTGACCACGCTGAAGCGGATGACTTCTTTCATTTCGCCATTCTCGGCTGGAACGTGCTGCCGGTTGACCTTGCCAACCACTCCAAGCAGCTCTACTTTGTTAACGAATTGCATAATCAAATCTATTGTCTATTGTCAAACTTTACGATACCTTGGCCAGCAGCTCCTTGAACGTGTCCACCTGCGGAAGCAGATTCTCCCTGCGCTTGGCAAAGAAGGACTTCCAACCCCAGACCACGAACTTCAACGGGCCGAAGCCGTTGCTTGCCTTGACCTCTCTGGCCAGCCTCTCAGCCTCTGCCTTCGTGAACCAGACCGGGTTGCTGAAATCACCAATGAGCACGTCAGCCTTGCTATCTCTCACGCCCAACTGGTACTTGCAATCCTCGGTGGCGACGATGCAGTTGCATCGAACAAGCATCGGGGCTTCTATGTGCATCGTGCAGATGTCTATCTCCTTCTGCACCTGTTCGAGCAGATCCGTAATCATCTGCTTCTTTTCCTCTTTCGTGAACATGACCTTTGCTCCCATGACTATTTCAGGCTATTGATTATCTTCTGGATGCGGGCTTCATACGTGGCTACCGTGTCCTCCGCAAGCGTGGACGTGTAGGTCATACCGTTCTTCTTGACGTCCAGCCCCTTGATGGTCTCGGCCATCCGGACGAAGTTCATTCGCATATTCGAGGCCTCGGCCCTCTGGGCATCGAGCGAAAGCAGATCCAGAATGTCTGCCTCGTACTGGTTCATGTCCAGCTCCTTTGTCCAGTAGCAGGGCATCGGGCAAGTACCAAAGAACTTGTGATAGCGCTTCTTGCCGCTATTGTCAACGATTTCAATGAGCAGACCGATGGTCTTGAACTCACTGTCCTTTACAAGTGTTGCTTTCATATCTATCGTCGTTTTGGGTTGTTTGAATCATCTATCACAAAATTAGTTGTTTTTATGTTAATATGCAAATATAAAGCAGATGTTTATGCTGATTTTCTGCTGATTTTTTGCGGCAAAGTGGACGGAATCGCGGTTTCCGGTGTGTGCGGTTGGGATTTTTGACAGATGCTGATTTTTTGGCGAGAGGTGCAGATTTTAGGCAAAAACGAAAGTAGGCGCCCAAAATCGGGTGCCTACCTATCAAGATTTCGCCTGCGCAGACCTACGTGCGTGATGCCTTACTGACGTCAGTAGTATGGCATTCTCCTCTCCAACCAGTCTGCTAGTTTGCAGAGGTCGAGCAGAAGACAACACGCTGCCAACCACAGATTGAGCGCCGGGAGCGCGACCTGCAGGAACCACCTCCACACATGAGGGTGGAGCATTTCGCCGTGCCTTACCAGCCATCGGATGTCGAACAGAATATGCACAAACACAACAACTGCCGGCAGTGCATATAGGAGCAATATCGTCTTTGCGTTCATAGTTCGCCTCCTTATGCTGCTTTCCAGGCGTTTTCAACATACTCAAGGTTCGTGGTCACCCACCATGGCTGCGTTCCTCGGCCGATGGCGCCTTCCATCTTGTCACGGTTCTCGCGGCAGAACTCCTTGAAGGCCTCCGGAACATCGGTGACAGTATTCTTTGAACCGAAGTCCTTGCCGTCCTTCACCCATTGTGCGACCTCCTCCGGGGTGGCCATGATCCAGGTTACATAGCACCGACATTGAGGATGCCAGCCGCTGCCGAAGTCGAAGTCCATGGGGTATCTGCCCTTGAGCCGTTCACAGACCTCGCAGGGATACGGCGTAGTGGAGCGATGTATCTCCTTGCCAACAACAATAGGCACCTGGCGCATCTGCGTCTGCTCGGCCGTCCGGTACGCACTGTTGATGGTAGTTCTGGCCAGACGCATCGCATTCTTGTACGCTGAGCGATATCGGCCTTCTCCTGCGATGTACGCCTTGGCACGCTTTGACAGCTGGAGCTTTCCATTCTTGTCACGCACCCTCCGGAACAGGGCCGTGGGGTCATTGAGCAGTGAACGGATGCTGCGACTCAAGCTGGCTGCTGACATACCTTGCTGAAGGGCTTCTCCAAGCTTGGCGGTCATGGCCAGCTCCACGTCGGACTTGAAGTCCTCTGTCAGCTTCCAGATCCTGCTCGACAGCGACAGGCCGCTCTTGGCCACGCTCTCCTGGAACGACTGGTATGCCGGAGACCTGCCAAGCAGCTTGCTGAGCGTGCTGGGTTCGATTTCAGACAGTTTCACACCGAGGATGGACGGAAGTGCCGACTCCACGTACTTGCGCGAAATATCAGCACTTTTCTCCCATTCCACACGGTTTGCCGTCTCGATGGTGGCATAGAGTTCACGCGCCAGTTTGCGTGTCACCTCATCCACTCTCTCCTTCAGCTCGGGAAAGTCATCGAAGCGGAATGCCTCTCCCTCTGGAAGGTCGGAGCGCAGGGCAAGTTCCGCATACGCATCAAGCGCCTGCGCGTAGAGCCGTTTCAGCTCCGCGACATAGCGCTCAATGCGTCCATAATGCTGCTGGTATGCCTTGCTCTGTTCCATAGGCTATGCTATTTCTCCTCCTTCTCCTCATCCTCGGGATTGGTCTTTTGGGCACCAGCAGTAGCACCGGGGAACAGTTCCACCATTCTGTCCCTCTCGGTGCTTTCATCCTGCTGGGCTTTGATGCGGGCCATTTCCTCATCGACGTCGGAAACGAGGCCGGATTTCTCGATTGCGGTGCGCTGCGACAGAATCGGGCCACCAGACGCCTTTTCGTAGGTGTTCACGGAGTCATCATCATCGTTGAAGCGGAACGGATTTATGACGTGCTTGACCTTGAGCTTCTGAATCTTGCCGTCCCACGCGGTGTTCATCTTAGCAAGGTATGCCTTGATGATGTTGCACTCCCTATCAAGGTATTCTATGACGTCCCACTTCTCCAGGCCAACCTTCATGTGGTCTCCTGCCACGAGCATCTGCATGGCCTTGGCATTGAGCGCACCGCAGGCCTTCAGGTTCTCCAGTGAGATATTCGACAGCTGCATGGACTCAGCCATGTTCTTCTTCAGCTCATTGACGTAGTACTCCACGTTCTCCGGCGTGATGGCAGGAGAAACGGTGTCAACATCACCACCAAGCTCCACGTTGTAGAACTCCCTGGCCTGGTCACCTTCTGGCTTCTCGCCATTGAGCAGCTGGCCGACAAGCTTCACGAGCGGATGGCTATTCTTACGCACGACATCGGAGTTGCGGGACAGCGTGAACTCCACCTCATCACGGTTATTCGGCACGTTCTCGAACAGGGCCTTGGAACGGTAGCCATAGATGCCCGGTATCTTGTCAATGATGAGCGATTCATCCATGATGACCGGCTCGAACTTGAGCTTCGTGTCGGAGCTGCGCTGCCACTTGTAGTGGGCCTTCTTTGTGTAGCACTCAAAGTAGGTTACGGTCTTGGTCTTGGTGCGCTTGACATCATACTCGAACGATATCGCCTGGCACTTGCCATAGTCATCGGCAAGGAAGTAAATCTCGGCGCTGGCCAGGCCGGATTCCTTGTACTCCATCGGAGAGTAGGAACGGCACTTCAGGTGATATGGCGTCTCAAAGCCATAGTCGCTGTGCTTCGCTTCTTCTTCCTCCTTAACCGTGTACCAGATGGTCAGGGCTTCACAGGCGGCAAAGAGGGAACGGAAGCGCTTCATGTTCTCTCCGTCGATGCGGTTATCCTCATACACGGCCTCGATAGCGTCACGCATCTTCCTCTGCTCTTTCTTCTCGGCAGCGGAGCCCTTGAACACGTACTCTCGCGTGGGCGGGATGGTGAACATCATTTCCAGCAGGCGGTTGACAAAGATGCGCTCGGCATCGTAGGTCACCCTCGCCGACTTCTCAAGATAGTCCTTGCCCTTCTTGTCCTTGGGCCGGCGCTTCTTGTTCGTGATAATCTCGTGCAGGTCGGGATAATACTGCGAGCGCAGGAACTCCCAGGACGGCACTTCTACGGACTTCTCTTTCAGCAATTCGATGACCTTGGCATCGTCATGCTCCGGCGAGAATATCTGGCCGAGGAAACTTCCCTCAGCATACTTGGATGCCGGTTTCTGTTCTTTAACTTCTTTTGCCATATCTGTTCGGAATAATCGTTACTATGTAAACAATACACACTTTCTGCTACCAAAAATCCCTCATTACGTCCTCTGTGGTGAGCTGCGAGGTGTTCTTCATGCGCATTTCCATGATGCCGGAGCAGCAGTCCGGGCCA